TGTTAGGCCGTGCAGGTCGCACAATCAAGGCTGCCGCAGCTTTAGAAAAAGCAAGCATGAATTTTGCTATTGAGCCGATTCCACAAATGATTTTGAAGTCAAACGGCACATCATTGCCCGCAGATCGTATCTCGGCATTGCTTAATGCGTGGAGATCAGCACGCGCCAACAAATCGACAGCATTTTTAAACGCTGACGTCACTTTGGAAACTTTGGGTTACGATCCAAAGAATTTACAGCTTAACGAAGCACGAAACTATGTTGCTTTGGAATTAAGCCGTGCATGTAACATGCCAGCCTATTTTACAGATTCACAACAATCATCATTTACATACGCAAACGCCCTAGACAAGCGACGCGACCTAGTTGATTTTGCGTTTCGTAGTTATATGTCAATAATTGAAGAACGTTTGTCATTTGCAGACTTTACACCTGCTGGCAACGAAGTGAAATTCGATCTTGACGATTTCCTACGTGGCAACCCAATGGAAAGAGCGCAAGTTTATGAAATCTTAAACCGAATCGGCGCAATGTCGGTTCAGGAAATACGCGAGGAAGAAGACATGCTGCTATGAGCAAAAAAGTAATTACACCAATGCAAATCATTGCAGCTGATTCAAACAGCCGCACAATTTCAGGTCGCATTGTAACGTTTGAAGAAACAGGCAATGCTTCAATCGGTAAGGTGCAGTTTGCACAAGGATCAATTGAGCCGACGTCCGTTTTGCTCAACCTTGAACACGACCGCACACGTCGTATTGGCAAAACACTTTCAATTTATGCAACTAAGCAGGGAATCGACGCGACATTCAAAATTGCTGAAACAACAGCTGGCAATGACGCACTTGTTGAGGCACAAGAAGGTTTGCGCGACGGTTTTAGTGTTGAAGTCATGTTTGACGAATACGAAACCATGAACGACGGCACAGTTCGCATTTTGAAGGGCGAATTAACTGGTGTTGCATTGACATCAGAGCCAGCAATCCGATCAGCCCGCGTTGAATCAGTCGCGGCAACAGAGGACGACCAAATTTCAGATTCGACAATCGAACCTGAATCACCAACAACCGAAGGAGACGAAGTGGAAGACACCGTCAAGGACGCTTCAACCGCAGAGACGGTAGAAGCCGCACAGTCAGTAACGGCAGCTGCTAAGCCAGCCGCCCTTGCGAACCCGCTAGATTCACAGCGTGTACGCACACCAATCGTAAATAAGGCGACTTACCTAGAGCACTCAGTTCGTGCAACACTAGGCAACGAGCAATCAAAGTTGTATGTTGCAGCAGCAGCAGACACAACAGACAATGCTGGTCTTGTACCAACACGTCAGCTAACAGAAGTAATTAACGGCATTTCAAATGCAGATCGACCATTTATCGATTCAGTCAGCACAGGCGCATTGCCTGACGCTGGAATGACTTTTGAAATTCCTAAGATCACAGTCGCACCAACAGTCGCAGTAGCGTCTGAAGGCGGCACACCGTCAAACACAGACATGAATAGCGCGTTTGTTTCAGTGAATGTTCAAAAGTTCATTGGACAGCAGACATTCAGTTTAGAAATTCTAGATCGAAGCTCACCAGCGTTTTTTGATGAGCTTGTTCGTCAAATGGAATACGCATACGCAAAGGCAACAGACGTTGCCGTTGGAACAGCACTTATCAACGGTGGAACAGACGGTGGAAACCGCGCAGCACTAACAACTGGTGCTTTGGTTGCTGACTTTGTTTCAGACGCAGCAGTTTCAATTTACAAGGGAACATTGGGCTTTGCTCAAAACATTGTTGTCTCACCTGAGCAGTGGGGCGCACTTATGGGCTTGGTTGACGGATCAAACCGTCCAATCTTCCAACAGACAATTAACCCACAGAACGCTGGTGGTACATTGACTGCAACAGCGATTCGCGGGAACCTACTTGGTCTAAATCTACGCGTTTCAACTGCACTGACAGACGGTTCAGGAATTGGCGACAACACATTGATCGTTGTTAACCCAACTGCATACACATGGTATGAGTCTCCACGTCTGCAACTATCAACAAACGTAATCAACACAGGTCAGGTCAACGTTGCTTATTACGGTTACGGCGCAGTGGCTACAAAGCTTGGCGCAGGTTCATACCGTTACATGGTTTCATAAGAAACCCACACTAATCATGCGCTACGTATCCTCCCGAGCGTAGCGCAGCCGAACGAAAGGAACCGAAATGCCAAGTATCATTTCAACAGCACAGTTGCGAACAGTGCTTGGCGTTTCGGTTTCCTTGTACCCTGACAGCGTTTTAGATGAAATAATCAACACCGCAGAAGCTGTCATTTTGCCCATGCTTGTGGCAAACACATCTGCAATCGATTCATACAAACTTGAAACAAACGTCGCTTACTTTTACACAGTGCGCCCACATTATTTTGTTGAGGGTCAATCAGTCATTGTTACTGGTCTGCCTGCGCCTTTCAGCAATACATTTACACTTTCAAAGGACATTGGTGCCCGTTACTTTACAGCCAGCCTAGTAAACGCTGACGTGGCCATTAGACCTATTGTGCCAAACGGCACAGCTACGCTTTCGGGTTATTCTGCGGCCAATCTTTACGCAAATTCACCAGCAATCGAGTCTGCCGTTTTAGCAGTATCAGTTGAAGTGTTTCAATCACGCGTTGCAGCTGGCGGCGAAATCCAGGGCGTCGATTTTACGGCCACGCCTTACCGCATGGGTCGCAGCTTGACCAATCGCGTTTCAACACTTTTGCAGCCATTCTTGGACGTTGAAACCGTGGTGCAATAATGCCCGCCAACTCAATCGCCGAAACAAGATCAGCATTAGCAAACGCATTTGCGTCACTAGCTGCCAACATTTATCCAAGCGTGCCAGAGTCGCCGATCCCACCTGCAATCGTAGTTGTCCCAGATTCACCCTATGGCGAAGTCGTGCTTATTGGTAAAAACGAAGTAAAAGTCAAACTTAATTTTGCCATTTCAGCAATTGTTGCTTCAAACAGCAATGCTGGATCACTGGACAATTTAGAAAAGCTCATCATTGGAATTCTTGCGGCAATGCCGTCAGGATACGTTGTAGGCACAATCGAAAAGCCGACGGTTTTGGAAGTAGGACAAAGCCCTATGCTCGTGGCCGACATCAACGTTTCAACTTACTACACACAGACAATCTAAGGAGTAAAAATGCCAACAACAGTAATAACTGGGCGCGACGTCACCTTTACTATTGGTGGCAATAATTACGACGCCCAAGCAACAAGCGCAGTATTGTCAAACAGCCCAACAATTGAAACTTACCAAACACTTGACGGCAAGGTGTACAAGCACATTGACGATCAGTTTACATTCGACGTTGAAATGCTTGCAGACTGGGGCGCAACAGGTTCACTTTGCGAAGGCTTATGGAATGCAACAGAATCAGCACCAAACACAGGTATCAGCACAGTCATGACAGCTGCCAGCGGTGCAACATTCACATTCCAGATTTTGCCAGCATTTCCAAGCGTGGGAGGCAGCGCACCTGACGCACAGACAGTATCGTTGTCATTCACAGTAATTGGCACACCAGCCGAAAACTTCGCTTAAAAAACAATCGGGAGGAAAAATGAAGTTACCAATAACAATTGAATACAACGACGGCACGCAGATCACTTACACAGCTGCACCGCCTGAGTGGGTTAAATGGGAAAAGCACACAGGCAACACCATTGCACAAGCGCAAGAAAAAATCGGTATTTCCGATTTAGTCTTTTTGGCCTATAACGCCATGAAACGCGAAGCTGCGGGAAAGCCAGTAAAGCCAATTGACATTTGGACAGAAACAATTGCCGAAGTGATCGTTGGTGAAGCAAACCCAAAAGCTACCCAGTCGGAAGCCTAAGTCGAATTGTTTGGGAGGTAGTCTTGGCCACGGGACTACCCCCAAACGTATTTGAAACCGCCGAAGACATTTTGACGGTCATTGAAATTTTGGAAAGGCGAGCAAATGGCAACTGAGGCAATCAGCTACGACAAGGCTGAATTGCGTGCCATTGTTCGATCATTCAAAGCAATGGACGAAGAAGCTACTAAGCAAGCAAAAGAAAAAACCTCAGAGCTTGCAGAATACGTAAAACAAAAAGTCATTGGCACAGCGGGATCAGCAAATAACCGCGTTGCTTCAATTATTGCCAGCGGTGCAACCGTTTCCAAGTCATCAAAAATTGGTGAGATTTCCTATGGTTTTGCACGTCAAAAACTAAGCGGCGGTGGCACGACTCAACAAGTTTGGGGCGGCTATGAATTTGGATCAAATCGTTACAAACAATTCCCAGTCTGGTCAGGCCGTGAAGGTCGTGGATCGCGCGGCTGGTTCATCTATCCGACACTGCGAAGTGCTCAGCCTGAGATAGTTAAAAAATGGGAAGAAGCGTTTTCAACAATTGTTAAGGAGTACAACTAATGGCTGGCAGTCGTACCCTCAAACTTTCGATTCTTGGCGACGTTGACAATCTCAACAAATCGCTTAAAACCGCTACACAGGACGTTGAAACCTTTGGCGACAAAATGGGCAAGGTTGGAAAAGTCGTTGGCGCGGCTTTTGCTGCCGCAGCCGCCGCCGCTGGTGCTTACGCAATCAAAATCGGCGTTGAAGGCGTCAAAGCCGCCATTGAAGATGAAAAGGCACAGACACAGAGGCACAGCAATTACTGGCGCAAGCATTAGACATTAGTGCCGCAACAGGAAAGCCGCTGGAAACCGTAGCGGCGGCATTGAGTAAGGGTTTTGACGGTAATACCGCGGCACTTGGCAAATTAGGGGTTGGTTTATCGGCTGCCGAATTAAAGACAATGTCATTCACCCAGGTGCAGGATAAGCTAACCGAATTGTTTGGCGGTGCAGCTGCGAAAAATGCTGAAACCTACTCAGGTCGAATTGCTCGTCTGCAAGTTGCATTTGATGAAGCAAAAGAAACTATTGGTTTTGCCTTGCTACCAATTCTTGAAAAACTAATAGGTTTTATTAACAACAATGCTTTGCCAATCATCAACGCTTTTTCAGGGGCATTTAGCCTTAACGGCAATGGGCTTGGTGGAGTAATTACTTCATTGGGCAACGTTATTGTCAATACTTTTACGCCGATCATTAACGGTTTGCTAAAAGCTTTTGCATACGTCAAAGATGCAATTGGTGACAACGCCGATACTTTTAGGGAGTTTGGTGTGTTAATAGCAACGTATGTTGCACCAGTTATCGGGACAGTTTTAGGCGGTGCTTTACAAGTTGCAGGAAAAATCGCAGGCGGCGTTATTGACGTTATTGCTGGCGTTGTAAAAATTTTGAATGGGTTAATTTCTGGTGCTGTCGCTGGAATTAACGCTTTGATTTCGGCTTACAATTCGATCCCATTTTTACCAAACGTCGGAAAAATTACAACGCCAACAGTGAGCGTGCCAACAATTGCTACACCAAGCGTTTCAACTTCAGTACCTTCAATTCCAAGCATTACAGTACCTTCAGGTAACGGCACAACAACGTCAAGCGGCGGCGGTGTTTCAACTGCCGCAAAAGTTGCTGCCACAGCTGCCGCTGCAACAAACGTCGTTGCAGGTTCATTTAATGCGGGATCATTCAGAATGGCTGAAGCGCGAGATAGTGGCACAACAATTAACTTAAACGTCAGTGGTGCGTTTGACAAAGAAGGCACTGCCCGCACAATTGTAGAAACTTTAAATAACAGCTTCTATCGCGGCACAGGTGGCGCAACTAACCTGCAAATCGCATGACCCAGTGGAATCCAGTCTGGTTGGTTGAAATTGACGGCGTTGAATACACTGACGCGGTTTTGGCAAATCTTGTCATTCGCAGCGGTCGAACAAATATTTACGAGCAGGCTCAGGCAGGGTATGTCAATCTTCAGTTGATCGACGTCAATCAAGCTGCAATCCCAGTTTCGATCAACTCGACAATTGGCGTTTCAATTAAAAACACATCAGGCACGTTTGTGCCTATTTTTGGCGGCAACGTCGTTGACATTGGTTTGGAAGTCCGTGACGTAGGTTCGACCATGTTTACTCAGACTTACAACCTAACCGCTTTGGGCGCATTGTCACGTTTGCCAAAAGTTATCTATACAGACGCAATTGCACGTGATTTTGACGGTGATCAAATTTATGAAGTTTTGCGAGCAACCGTATTTCAAACATGGGCAGAAGTGCCAGGTTCCCTAACGTGGGCAACATACGATCCAGCGACAACGTGGGCACAGGCTGGCAATACTGGACTTGGTGAAATTGATCGTCCAGGCAATTACGACCTATCTGCCCGTGCTGGGAATGCTGATCCGATTGACGTTTATTCATTGGTTGCAGCACTGGCAACATCTGGGCTTGGCTATCTTTACGAAGACGCACAGGGGCGTATTGGTTACGCCGATTCAACGCACCGCACGACTTATCTTTCAGCCAACGGTTATGTCGATCTTGATGCCCGCCATGCTCGCGCAGCTGGTTTACGGATTGAAACTCGTGTTGGTGACGTACGCAACGCCGTAACAATTAAATACGGCACGACAAGTCAAAATGACGTATCAGACAGCGATCCAGCGTCAATTGCTTTGTATGGCAATCTTGGTCAGGTCATCACAACAACATTGCATGACGCAGCTGACGCGACCTCACAAGCTGCATTTTATTTGTCCTTGCGTGCTAACCCTCAGCCTATCTTTAGCGAAATCTCTTTTGACCTGACTAACCCTGAAATCGACAATGCCGATCGTGACAAACTCATCAACGTTTTTATGGGTGAAGCAATTGCGCTGCAAAATCTGCCATTAAACATGAACTCAGGCACATTTCAAGGCTTTGTCGAAGGCTGGTCGTTTAGAGCTTCGTACAATCAACTTTCGGTGACTTTGTTATTGTCGCCGCTGGCTTACTCATTACAGGCTATGCGCTGGAATGACGTACCAGTGACAGAAACATGGGCAAGCGTGTCGCCGACTTTAGACTGGGCAAATGCCACAATAGTGGCTTAGAAAAGGGGAACAAATGGCAAATCCGACCACAAATTATGGTTTTGTGCTTCCAACGTCAAGCGATTTAGTAACAGATTTACCAGCTGATTTTGACGTTGCATTACAAGGCGTTGACACACGACTGAAGGCATTGCAACCTGGCACAACGCTTGGTGATCTTGCGTATTCATCAGCTACGGCAAACACAAACACCCGTTTGGGCATTGGTTCCACTGGAAATGTTTTAACCGTTGCAGGTGGCGTGCCAACATGGTCTGCACCAACAGGCGGATTAAATTTGATTACATCTAGTACCTTTTCATCGGTTTCAACTGTTTCATTACCTAATGACACATTTTCATCAACTTACGATAATTACTATTTGACAGTTAATATCACATCAGGATCGGCAAGCGGAGACTGTGCCGTCCGATTTCGTACCAGCGGCACAGATAATTCTTCAGCAAGTTATTTTATAACAGGTCAAAAAATAACTTTAACTCCGACACAAACTTTGATTGGTCTTTCGTCTCAAACTTATATACACGGACCATACATTGAAGGATCATCTGGCACTGAGACAAACTTTAGTTGGACTATTTTTAATCCTAATCTTTCAGCCGTCACAATGATGCTGATGAATTCAAGCACCCGAAGTTTCACAACAGACATTAGAAGTGTTGGATTTAATGCGACAACAGTGTTTGACTCTTTAACAATATTCCCAAATTCAGGTACTTTTAGCGGTACGTATCGCATCTATGGATTAAAAAAGAGTTAAGGAGCAATCATGGAAAAACTATTTAAGCAAATTGGTGATGAAGTCAGCGAATTTACAGTTGAGGAATATGCGCAACGTGAAAAAGATGACGCCGAACGTGCAGACGCCCAAGCAAAACAAGACATTGAAATAGCAAAAGTTGCTTCAGCAAAAGCCGCAGCTGAAGCAAAACTTACTAAGCTTGGTTTGACATTGGACGACTTAAAGGCATTGGGTCTATGACATACCCGCAGGGTACAAATGCTAGGTTGATTGAAGTTGCCGCAGCTGAAATTGGCACAATCGAAGAAGGCGACAACCTGACAAAGTACGGCAAATTTACGAAAGCCGACGGTTTGCCGTGGTGCGGTTCGTTTGTTAATTGGTGTGCAGATCAAGCTGGTGTCAAGATTCATTCAGTCGTTTCAACCGCAATTGGGGCACATAAATTTAAAGAAACAAACCGTTGGTCAAATTTGCCAAGTCTAGGCGCATTGGCATTTATGGACTTTCCACACGACGGCGTTGATCGCATTTCACACATTGGCATTGTTATTGCTTTTGAGCATGGCAGCGACGTTGTGACTTGCATAGAAGGCAACACCTCAGGCACAGGCGATCAGCGCAATGGTGGCATGGTCATGATTAAACAACGATCTTTGAAACGTGACATTGTCGGTTTTGGTGTGCCAAAGTTTGTGCCGTATAAGGGCGAATTTCCAAAAATTGAATTGCCTGCAAAGGCAGTCAAACCAAAAAAGGAGACAAAAAAATGGATAAAGCCAAAGCAATAGCAGCTTCATGGGGACGCTCGTTTTTAGCTGCGATTTTGACGCTTTACATGGCTGGCGTTACTGATCCAAAAGCCTTGCTTATGGCAGGCGGCGCAGCTGTTGCACCAGTCGTTTTGCGTTACTTGAACCCAAATGACAAAAGTTTCGGAGTTACTGGGGAATGACGCCGACCGAATGGGCGGCGGTTGTTACATGCTGCATTGGTGTAGTTGCCGCCGTCTATTCTGGCGTTAAGGTTATGGTTCGATCAGTGCTTGAAGAATTCAAGCCAAACGGCGGATCAAGCTTGAAAGACCAGGTAAATCGCATTGAAGCGCGGTTAGACGTGTTGTACAACAAATTGATTGACTAGCCTTTACAATTATGCTATGGCAGCCAAACGACCTACTCGCAAACGCGTAGCAACAGTCAAGGACATTGACTATTCACCGCTTGAACAATACTGCATTGCATTGAATGAGTATTACAAAGCATTGCGTAAGGCTGGTTTTAGCGTCGAAATTGCATTAGGTATTCTTAGCGACAAAGACGCTTATCCTGGCTGGATTTTGCCTGAGCCAGTCGATCCAAACAGAATCGGGTCGACGGAATACGAAGACGACGACGAATGAAAAGAATCGTTGTTGTCAGTGATCTTCAAGTTCCCTTTGAAGATGTACGGGCAACGCGTAATTTGGCAGCTTTTATCAAAGCTTTTAAAACGGACGAAGTCATTACAATTGGCGACGAAATAGATTTTAATACAATTTCAAAATGGTCGCGTGGGTTAAGTGAAGAACACGAACCGACTATTGGCCGTGACCGTGATCGCTGCGTTGAGTTGTTATGGGAATTAACCCGCCATGTGCCAGAAGCCAACATGGTGCGTTCAAACCACACTGACCGTTTGTTCAATTCAATTGCTAGCCGTTTGCCAGCGTTGTTGGGTGCGCCTGAACTGCGCTATGAAAATTTCATGAAGCTAGATGAGTTAGGCATTAACTTTCACGTGAAGCCCTATGCAATTGAGGGCACAAATTGGATCGCAATTCATGGAGACGAACAGGGCACAACGCCAAACGCAGGGGCGTCGGCTTTGAGAGCTGCACGCCTCCACGGTAAATCTGTCGTGCAAATGGGACGCACATTATGGGGCATGGAGGTCGGAAACCTCATGCGTTTTTCAGCTACGAAATACACAAAAGGCACGGCCAACTGGACACAAGGCTTTGGCATTGTACGCGTAGAAGGTTCAAAGGTCAGCCCGCAGATCGTGCCAATTGAAAAGGACGGCTCATTTATTGTTGACGGCAAGGTTTTTGGCTAGCGACACGCCGCACAACACGCGCAATGCTTGATTTTGTCAGGATCATGGTTCACCCTTATTGCAGGTGGTAATGGTTACCTCCTAGATTCGGGAGATCAAAAATGGTAGTTGACTTGCTTGACGGCGAAACTTTAATTCGCCTATTTATGCTAATGATTTGGTCAGTTCTAACAATTGCGATTGGCTATTCAAAAGGCTTTACAGACGGCCGTCGTGAAGGTTTAGCACGCGGTAAGGCAATTGGTCGTCACAGTTCAAATGCGGTAAAAAAATGACCGACTTGGCTCAAACTATAAAAATGGCAATAACCACATCTATTGGCTGCGTTCACGAAACGCAAGGTCATGGCTGCACGTCATGTCTATCACAGCACATTGCAGATACGTTAATTCATCAAGTCGAAGGGAAGTTAAATGGGTTTTCTAGATAACTACGAAGCTTCACGCGAAAGACTCGAACGCTGGTTGGCCACGTACCCGACTGGACGAATTGAAACGCGCATTGTGGAATTTAGCGCAGAAAAAGGCTATGTATTAGTCGAAGCCAAAGCTTATCGCACACAAGATGACGAACAGCCAGCGGGTATTGACTATGCCTATGGGTATCAGGGCGCATACCAACAAAACATGAAACGTTGGTTTGTCGAAGATACGGTCACAAGCTGCATTATGCGTGTTCAACAGCTAGTTATGGGTGGTGCCGAGCGCAGTACAAAAGAGATCATGGCGCAGGTTGAAAACAAAAGTGCAGTCGTGGCAAATGCTGATAAACAATACGACTATTGGACGACAAAGTTTGGTGACGTGCCAAGCTATAAAACTGAAGCTGAAGTTCACGCCGCTGGCATTGTCACGGCCGCTGACGCCATTTCACAGATCGCAAGTGAATTGGGCGGTAAATTGGCAGATGAAAGCCCACAATGCAGTCATGGTCACATGATCTGGAAAAAAGCGGCTGAAGGATCAAACAAAATGTGGGGCGGCTATTTCTGCACAGAGCGTACAAAAGCAACACAATGCCAACCGCGTTGGTACGTCGTTGCCAGTGACGGAAAATGGAAACCACAAGTATGAGCGACTATGTCGAGCTAATCAACCCGCAAACAATGACATGCCGTTTGCTAAAAAATGGTGCAGTTGTAGCAATTTACAAAATGAGCCAGTGCGACAAATGCTCAATGCTGTCAAAACATGATGATTTTGGCTATCAAAAAGGCTATGACGCAAACGAAAAGATTATTTGGTTTTGTGGCGGTTGCCGGTGAAGATGAAATTGCACCGTGATGAACAAGTCATTTGTTTATTAGCTGCGATCAAGTACCAGCAAAATGGCGGGTCAACCATGCCAAACATGTACGACAAGACAAAGTCATTTGCTGAGTACATTATTGAGATCAGCGAAACAATTGGCAGTGAATGGGTTGTGGCCAAATATTTTGGTTTGCCGTTCGACCCATTTGAGCATAAGTGGAAAAACAAAGCTGACGTTGGCAGTT